ACAGTGTCGTGTCTAATTAAACCTCTTTCATCAACTGGTGCCACATAATACTGTTTGTAATTAAATCCTGATTTAGGTGCATCCTGTTCGGCCTGTGCTACCACTTGATCGTTAATTTCTTTTTCTTTGTTAAAAGTACTCATGTAACTCGCTAAAGAACCTGTTGAGTCAGCATCTCCAATAATATCTCTGAATTCCTGTGAATCCACTAGAGTTTTAAGTTTGACTCTTAAAAGATGTGGCCACCAAGTTTGAGAAAATCCTTCTGCGGCTCTGTTCACATCTTCAACCACATAGTACCTTTTTAAGGCAATTGGTATACTGGCATCTAAACTGTAATCCTCTTTCATGTGAGGAAATTCAATTACATCTCCTGACATGATTTTTCTACCTATTCTCTCAACACAGTCGTTAAGGTGCACAGTTAAAAACAGCGTATCGTTTTGTAAAAACATGCCAAATTGGCTCAAATTGAAGTCAATATCTTGCACATTGTAAATGCCTCTGATTGTGTAAATGTCATCAGCATATTTTCTGTCTCTGTTTTCTAAAAATAAAAGATCTTGTATGGTTCTTTCACTGGTCTCACTTGGTGCATAATTGGGTTGAGTTGGCGATGCCGCACCGTCTTTGTTTGTATCACCCTGTCTGTGCGGTCCGAGGTATTTGTGTAGGTGCAAATCCGTACCTCCAACAGTGAACATCTCTTTGATGTTGCGATCAAAAAACTTGTAGTCATTGCCTTTTTCAGGCTTAAAAATTGATAGTCTAGGCATTACACATATTTATTGTTAGGGCAAAGGCAATAAATATCACTATGTCAGAACTACAAACCATGCAACAAGAAGTGTTTGACTATGTCAAAAACAACCTAGGTGAAGGTATGATCGAGGTTGAACTTGATCCTAAACACTACGAAACTGCCCTAGAAAGAGCAATAAACAGATACAGACAAAAATCATCAAATGCTGTGGAAGAATCCTATGCCTTTTTAACTCTAACAGAAAATCAAAACAAATACATTTTACCTGATGAAATTATCAACGTGAGAAAATTGTTTAGAAGAACAGTGGGATCCAGAACAGAAGGCGGAGAAGGTGGAACTTTGTTTGAACCATTTAACCTGGCTTATACCAACACATACCTACTTAGAGCAGGTGCCACAGGCGGTCTTGCAACCTATTATGCTTTTGCAAGTTATCAAGAATTAGTGGGCAAACTGTTTGGATCTTTTATTCAGTTTCATTTTGATGTGGCCACAAAGCAACTGACAATCACACAAAGACCCAGAGCAACCAACGAAACTATTCTGATGCACACAGACAATTTTAGACCTGATATCACTCTGTTAAAAGATATCTACTCAAAACCATGGATCAGAGACTATACACTGGCAGTATGTAAAACCATGCTGGGTGAAGCAAGAGGAAAATTTAACACGATTGCTGGACCACAGGGCGGAACAACTCTAAACGGTGACCAACTAAAACAACAAGGCTTTGCTGAAATGGAAAGACTTGATGCAGATATTGGAAACTTTGCAGAAGGTGGCACACCTCATAGTTTTGTTATAGGTTAATTCAATCTACTAATATAATAAGTACAATTGTTAAACAGGCAAACAAAAGGCAAAAATTATGGCACAAAAGAAATACTTCAAAACTCTATCCAAATTATCTTACACACAACTAAAACAATTGACAACAGCATTTGAAATCCTGTTAAAAGCAGGACCCAATTGGCGTATCACATATCATATGTTAAATGCTGTAAGAGAAATCAAGAAAGAACTTGAAAAAAGAATAAAAAACTGTTAAACTACTAAAACTTATGTTGATAGGTTTAGTAGGACTAATAGGCTCTGGCAAAGACACAGTGGCTAATAGGCTGGTGTCTCACCATGGCTTTATTCAGGATTCATTTGCAAAAAGTTTAAAAGATGCTGTTTCAAACATTTTTGGGTGGAGTAGAGAAATGCTAGAAGGTAACACTAAAGAATCCAGAGCATGGAGAGAACAGCCTGATAAATTTTGGAGTAATAAATTTGGAAAACCCACAACTCCAAGATGGGTACTTCAATATTTTGGTACAGAAGTCTGTAGAGGTAATATGCTTGATAGTATTTGGGTCGACTCCTGTATGGCAAGATATGCTGGCAAAAACACTGTGATATCAGATACAAGATTTGTAAACGAAATAAAACAGATTAGAGCACAAGGCGGTAAGATTGTGTTGGTGAAACGTACGACTATGCCTAACAAACAACAAATGATAGATTCAGGTGCTCATAGATCCGAATGGGATTGGATTGGCTGTGACTATGATTATGTGCTGGAAAACACAGACACAATCGAATCTCTACACAAACAGATCTATGATATGACTAATCATCTACTTCCAAATCACCAAGAGACCAACCGAGATTCTGCGTAGATTTTAAACGCTGACAGTTTGCACAAATTGTTTTGAGATTGTAAGCAGATGTGTTTGCTCTGTTTCCATCAACATGATAAACATCCATTTGTGCAGATGATGCTTGTTTAAAGCCGCACAATTCACATCTTTTTTTCTTTCTATATCCGGCTTTGTACCATTTGGCCGCATAACCTGTTTTGAGTTTGTTTTTCTTTCTAATGCATGTATCACATTGGCTTCGCCAATAGATAGTTTTGCCTTTTTTGTAGGCATACGCTCTAGGCTTGTTTCTACAGGTTTTGCACAAAGGTCTTTTCATTAGTTGTATTTACGTGCCCTATATAGGTACCTAAAATAGCCACAGTTATGACGTATTTTACCGTATTCACTATAAATAGCAATAACGAACCTTGCAAGGAGAACAAAACATATGGCAACATTAACTAGTCCAGGAGTAAACGTTTCAGTAATAGATGAAAGTTTCTACGTACCATCGGATGCAGGTACAACTCCACTTATTATAGTAGCATCTGGTCAAGACAAACAAAACGGAGCAGGTGACGGCACAGCGTCTGGTACACAGACAGCAAATGCTAACACAGCATACTTGATCTCATCACAAAGAGAATTAACAGAAACATTTGGTGATCCAAAATTTTATACGGATGCATCAGGTGGTGCAATCAACGGTTACGAACTAAACGAATATGGTTTACAAGCGGCTTACTCATTCCTTGGAGTTGCCAACAAAGCATATGTTTTAAGAGCCAATGTAAACATGACCGAATTAGTTGGATCAACTTCAGCACCAACCAATGCACCAAATGATGGAACTTACTGGTTTGATTTAGCAAGTTCATCTTATGGATTATTTGAATGGTCAAAAACTAATCAGTCATTTACAACAATTACACCTAAACTAATAACTTCAGTTACAAATCTAGTAGGCAATGTGTCTACTGGTATACCAAAAACAAGTTATGGATCAAACGGTGACTATGCAATTAATACCACTGCTGTTACTAATCCAATCTACTACAAAAACGATACAGGTAGTTGGGTACAAGTGGGTTCAACCAGTTGGCACACAAGTTGGCCAACAATTGAAGGAACAGCAACTTCAGGTACACTTGTAAACGGGCACACAATTGTGCTTAACGGCAAAACAGTTACTTTATCAGGCACAACCTTTGCCGCTTTGGCTACTTCAATCAATAACGCCAACGTCAACGGTGTTACTGCCGCAGTTGATGGTACAACAGGCAAAGTAGAAATCTACCATAACGGTACAAACTATGGTGATTCAGTGGCTGGTGCCAACTCAATTGATTTAGAAAATGGTACAGGTACAATCTTAACAGTGGCTGGCTTAACAGCAGGAACTTACAACGGTGTAAGTTTTGAACAAAAGAAACACTCTAACAGACCAACATGGAAAACAGCAGAAGACAACAGACCAAATGGTTCTTTATGGTTTAAAACAACAACTCCTAATTCAGGAGCAGACATTGTTGTAAAACTATACAGTGCAAGTTCGGCTAGTTTCTCAACTGTTGACTCACCAATTTATCAAAACAACCACACTGCGATCTTCAACTTAGATCCAAGTAATGGTGGTACTTCAATTTCAGAAGGAACACTTTACACACAATACAATGTTGCAGAACAAAATGCAGTGGATGACGGAGACACAACACTAGCAGTGGGTGACTTCCAAGTGTTTAGATACGAAGGTGGCGAAACCGTGATACAATCAAACAACACAAGTCCAGTTTTTGTAAAAGACGAAACTTTTGTGTTGGCTGAATCTATCAAAGGACAAGCCGCTTTATCAAGCAAGACAGTGACAATAGTTGGACCGGGAGATTCTACAGGATCTGACGCAGAAGACTTTGTTACATCAATTTCAAATGCAGGCTTTACTAACATCGAAGCAAGAGTAATTGATTCAGGTGCTTTAAAAGGTGCTATTGAAATCAAACACACACTTGGCGGTGAGTTTAGAATGTATGATACAGCAGGAACTCCATTGGCAGATGCAGGCTTTAGTGCCGCAACTGCTCATTCATATGGAACATACACAGCAAACAGTTCTACATTGATTGACAACTTATACGATGCTCCAGCAGGTGCTACAGAAGATTCAACTGCTCTTCCAGCAACTATAATTGCATCAAACTTCAAACGATTATCATACACTGCAAGTACATCAGCACCAACTAATGAACCAGCCAATGGAAAATTATGGTACAACACCAACTTAGACGCTGATATCTTAGAGCACGATGGTACAAGTTTCAGAGGCTACTTAAATGTAAACAGTGGTACTGATCCAAATGGTCCACAATTTAGTGCAACAGAACCAACTACTCAGTCAGATGGTACTCCTTTAGTCAACAACGACTTATGGATTGATACATCTGATTTAGAAAACTATCCTAAATTATACAGATATAACACATCTGCTACATTGAGTTCAACTAACACTTCAAACGGAGTTACTGTGACAACAACAGGTGCCGCTTTTGAATTAGTTGACAAAACAGACCAAACCACAGAAGACGGTGTTGTGTTTGCTGATGCTAGATGGCAGACAACAGCAGAAAAAAATGCAGATGGAAACACAGGTGCAGGAACAGCATCTTCAATTAAGGATCTTTTAAGTGACAACCACTTAGATCCAGATGCTCCAGATCCAGCATTATATCCAAAAGGTATACTGTTATTCAACACAAGAAGATCAGGATACAACGTAAAAGAATACAGAAACGATTATGTTACTACTACAATTTACCCAGGTTCAGGTTCAACTGGATTGGGTAACATTAGATCTAGTAACGAATCTGTTGCTGGTTACTATCCAGACAGATGGGTGACTAAATCTACAAACAATGCTGACGGAAGTGGCACATTTGGTAGAAAAGCACAGAGACAAGTAATTGTAAATCAATTAAAATCAGAAATAGATACAAACCAAGCAATCAGAGAAGATCAAAGAGGATTCAATGTTATTGCTTGTCCAGGTTATCCTGAACTTATATCTAACATGATCAACCTAAACACCGACAGAAACAGCACAGCGTTTGTGGTAGGTGATACACCATTAAGACTGGCAGGAACATCTACAGCAGTGAGCAACTGGGCAAACAACTCAGCAGGAGCCTCAGCAGACGGTGAAGACGGACTAGTGTCTGCAAGTGAATACCTTGGAGTGTTTTATCCATCAGGTCAAACCACTGACAATACAGGCTCAACTGTGATTGTTCCACCATCTCATATGATACTTAGAACATTGGCCAACAATGACAATATTGGATTCCCATGGTTTGCACCAGCAGGAACCAGAAGAGGTATTGTTGACAATGCAACCGGAGTAGGATATATTAATTCTGCAACAGGTGAATTTGAAACAGTGTCATTGACAGAGTCGGCTAGAGATGCTTTACACACAGCAAAAGTCAATCCAATCACGTTCTTCTCAGGAGCAGGTATTGTGAACTTTGGTAACTTAACTAAAGTTTCAGGATCTAGTTCTCTAGACAGAATCAACGTGTCAAGATTGGTTGTGTTTTTAAGAAATCAATTAGATGCAATTGCAAAACCATTTATCTTTGAACCAAACGATGAACTTACAAGAAATGAAATCAAACAAGCAGTTGAGTCATTCTTGTTAGAACTAGTTGGACAAAGAGCATTGTTTGACTTCTTGGTAGTATGTGATGACACAAACAACACACCTACTAGAATAGACAGAAACGAATTGTATGTTGATATAGCAATTGAACCAGTTAAATCAGTTGAATTTATCTACATACCTTTAAGAATCAAAAACACAGGAGAGATTGCAAATTTAGGAAACTAATTTTGGAATAAATAGGAGAAACATATGGCAATATCAACTTTATCAAAATTTACAGTTCCTTTAGCAAACGATCAGAGTTCAGCATCACAAGGCTTGTTGATGCCAAAATTACAATATCGATTTAGAGTGATATTGGAGAACTTTGGTGTATCGACTCCAAGATCAGAACTAACAAAACAAGTGGTTGATGCTTCAAGACCAAATTTAACTTTTGACAACGTGACACTAGATGTTTACAACTCAAAAGTTTACATGGCTGGCAAACACACTTGGGATCCAATCACAATCACAGTAAGAGATGATGTAAACAACGCTGTTACTAAATTGGTTGGCGAACAAGTACAGAAACAATTTGATTTCTTTGAGCAATCAAGTGCCGCTTCAGGAATTGACTACAAATTCACATCAAGAATTGAAATGCTTGATGGTGGTAACGGTGCAACCACACCAAATGTGTTGGAAACATTTGAATTATACGGTGCTTACATTGAGTCAGTGAACTACAACACATTGGCTTATGCAACATCAGATCCAGCAACAATTACCATGAATATCAGATACGACAATGCTATTCAAACTCCGCAAGGAACAGGAATAGGTACAGCAGTGACTAGAACCATTGGAACTCTAGCAACTGGTGGCGGTATCTAACAATTTTTTGCATTTGTAAAGTAAAAAGAGCGCCTTTAACGGCGCTTTTTTTATGACCATAAATATCACTATGCCAAGTATTAATAATTTTTTAAATGGATTTTCAAATGGTTTGCCCGGCATGAAAGACTACAGGCATGCGGCAAGATTATATCTAGACGACAATTTCAAACTTATGCCGAAACAGAAGTTTCTGTTTCATGTATTTTTTGACATTGACAATAACATTCCTGTAAGACCTTTTACCACAAATGAAAGACTAGAAATAAACATGTTGGTGAGAAATTGTGACCTTCCAAAATACAACATGAACCTAGAAGAAAAACAACAGTACAACAAAAAAACTTACATTGGTACAAAAATAAGTTATCAGCCAGTTAACATAACGTTTCACGATGATCATGCAGACACTGTAAATGCTTTTTGGAAAGCCTACTATGAATACAACATAGCAGACTCTCTAACAGCAAAGCCTGATGTAAAAGGATTCAACACCAAAGACAACATGTATGATCCTGAACCAGCAGTTACACAATATGGTCGAGATGGAGGTCAGCAAAGACAAAGACCTTTTTTAAGAAGCATACAAATATTTGCTTTACACAAACAAAGATTTACTTCATTTACACTTGTCAATCCTGTGATAGGTTCATGGAGTCACGACAACTTAGATCAAGCAGATGGTCAAGGCATTATGCAAAACACCATGCAGATTTTTTATGAAACTGTTTTGTACGGAGCAGGAAAAGTTAACAAGGCCAACATACCAGGCTTTGCCACTAT